CCCAACAGGTTCAACTTCTGTAGAAAAAGCAATTGCATATGCGATTATATTTGGGTAATATGAAATGGCAGCATCGGCAAATCTTAGACTGACCACATCAATATATACTGACTTTAAACATGGCGGGATGTTATTAGGAACTTCTGGCTCGTTCCTATCAATGAGTTGGTCATCTGGTCATAGTTTAAGTTTTTTTGCAATAACCTTAACCCTAACAAATACTGATCCAGATGGTTTGGATCACCCCATATCAATATATACAAGGGATAAAACGTTTAACCAATCTGAACAGCATCAATATTTTTTAAATAAATTTTGGATACCTCATGGTACCGCCTATAATGTTTTTACTAGGTCCTCTCCACTTTATATATGGCCCGGACTATATGGTGGGGATTTTTATGGATTGTCTTGGGATCATACAACCGCTAACAAAATACATGCACATGTAGATTTTTGGAGAACTAATTAAGGATATATAATGGCTATTAATTTATTAGACGCTATGGCGACAGGAACTCATAGAATAAGGCAATGGCAACAGGCGATGCCTACTGCAGTAGCTGATTTACATAATTACACTTCAACTGATGGTGATTGCATAATTTTTAACATGTGGGCTTCAGCATTGACTACAAATTATTCTATGGCAACAACTACTAATAGTTATAATCGAATTTTTTTAGGGGTTAAAAGAAATAATGTTGCTTCTAGTGATCCAACATATAATGCTTGGAGATTTTATAATTTAAAAGTATGGCCACATAATCCATTACATTTGGTTACCCAAGACAATAGATGGCAAGTTGGTATTACTCAAGACGGTACAATTACCAATAGCTATACAATAAGAGGATATACTACTGGGCCTTTTGCTGTAAATCTTTACTGGTTTGAGGAGCAGTATAAGACATGAGTACATTAGGACATATGCGTGGTGAAAACTGTACACTGAATTGGACTTATTGGATTGGAACTTCCAACGCGTCATCAGCGTCATCTCCAGTCATTACTTTTAGAGCAAATTCACCTAATCAGATGCGTGTTGTAAACAGCTGTTTTATATGCAATACATCAACTGATTCATCAAGTAAAATAAGTGTTTTCTTAGCATCGGATACAAGTACCAATAGAAGAGAAATACCAATAGTATGGGATCTTATACTTCCGGTAGGTATGACTTATACATTAGCGACAAAGGATAGTCCTATTATTTTATTTAATGAAAGTAATAACAATACAAAAGCGTATCCAGGATATAATAATATAAACGCTTTCCAAGACTGGGGTTGGGTACCACAAGAGTTATGTATTTATCATGATGGTAATGGTACCTTTGATACTACTTTTTTTTGGCAGGCGTGGGATTAAAAAATGGCGACACTTAAACAAGTAATTGATTTACAAGACGTACATACAACTCATCATATATCTGGTTGTAATATTTCGCCAACTAGTAACTCGAGTCAGGAAAGTATCATTGTTCTAAGAGGCGCCTCACAAAGTGGGTACTTATATGGTTCTAGTAATAGGAAAGATTTTCAATATTCAGGTCTTTGTATAAAAAATCTTTCTATTGGTCCATATGGGACACCATCAGACTGGCATACTAGTGGAGGCTCATATGCAGGAACTGGTACAAATGGTTATTATATGTCAGTAGATTTGTCTATGTCAGTTCCTACCTCTTCATCGTCATACACTTATGACAACTATGTATGGAGAATGAATACAACCATAAATGGTAGTAAGCCGGTTATGCACTCCCTTATTACTCCAGAAAAACCAGTATGGATACAACCGGCATTTCTTAATCAATCTACCACTGGTAGTGTAGGTTTGGGAGGATCTACAGTTGCGATATTAGTAAGAAGACAAGATAATTATTCAGCAAGCTTTACACCAACAATTTGTGTTTGGTGGACAGCTATGATGTTTTGGGTAAACGGGTGATAAAATGGCAATTTTAAATCAAGTAGCAGAAATGCAGATAGGCTTTCCTATAATGAGAACTTTAACTTCTCCTGGTTATGTTGATTTAATATTTAATAATACCAGTGTCGCATGGGATTATGTTATTACAGGCGTAACTGTATTAAATAATTCAGTAAATCAGAATACCTTTGATATCTACTTTAGAGATAATGCCAACGGTAACGAATGTTATCTTGTGAAAAATATGGTAATAAATAATTATGAAACTAAACATCCAATAACAGAACAAAATCCTGTATATATTTTATATAATTCGACTAGTCGTGGATTAAGATTTAGTTCATCTTCAAATCCGGTTAATTTTAATATACATGTTAATTTTTATAAGGTCAAGCAATAATGTTTAAGGAAAGAAAATGGCGTTAAATGTTTATGCAAAATCTAGAATGTTTGAATATCAAGGTGGCACATCTACTACTTTACTAAGCACCAGTACCGGTTTGCAAGATTCCTTTTATATTATTCAATCAATGTATGTTAGTAGAGCAAATTATTATGGCGGGGTTAATCAAGGTAAGCCTTTAGGTTTTTTTAATATAGAAATTCGATATAATAGCGTATGGTATCCTATATATAGATTTGCTATGGAATATTTTGCTTTAGAAGGTGCAAAAGGACTAGATGGATTTTCTCAAGGAGGTACCGGCACCCCTGCGGAAATGGGATATGCTAGAAGTGTAGTCAGCAAAGATAATCCTATATATATGGGTTATGGAGCTGCAATTAGGGGAAATTATAACGGCCCAGATACTGGAAGAATATCATTAAGTATAAGTTATATAGAACTGCAACCAACAACAAGTGCAAGTATAACCGGTGCATGGTATTTGTAAGTAGGAGTATAAATGTCAGATTTAACTTTTAGAGGCGGAAATATATATAGAAATATACAATCGCCAACTTCATCAAACACTCATGCAGAATCTGTAGCACATTTTTCAGATGGAGATCATGGTGTATATGATTGGCGGGCAATAAACACCTTTGCCAATGCTAATCATACGGTATCATCAAATAATCCATTTAAGGGTTGGAATCAAGGTGCTGATGGAGTACCCGCGGCGCACCCAGGTGGCAATACTGCTGCTCAATATTTGCAATGGGAAATATGGGCAGGAGCCAGTAATCCAACCCACAACGCCGCTAGTACTGCAACTTATCCAAGTCCATATGTTTCAGGATTGTCCGAGGAGACTTGGTATTCCGATAAAGCAATTACTACTGTATCATATAATAAGGGGTCTGGTGGATTTGGATATGCCTTTGAGGTTGATGGTGATTCAGATTTTTGTCTGAATAGTAATTCATCTGATGGTGCTACAATCAATGCAAATGGTGGATATACATTCTTTTTTGGTATGTATAATTATTCACCCTTTACTGGTACATGGGGAAGACCCTATAACATATATGGGTTTTCATCATTACAGGGTTTTCATAATAATACTACAAATCCTGGAAACTATGAATATGCAGGTCCATTAATTTTTTATAACACCAACACTGGGCCGTATCAAACTAGAAGAGCTGGATCTAACAATCAATACGCAGGTTATTCATACTTTGGAACTACCGGATACAACAGTACCAACAACACTATGCTTGCTGTTATAAGATTTACTACTGGTGGCGCATCTAAAATTGACTATTGGCAGGGAAATCACACTAGTGGGGCTGCTGTCAGCACATCTACGGATTCCACCATGTCCTGGAATGGTTCAACGGATTATGGAATATATGCTACGAGCACTAATTCCGCAAGACCATTTTTTTGTGATTCTCAGTATTGGTCTAATGGTGCTGATCCAGCCTACATTCACTGTGCAGGTATAATTAATCACCCACTTAATGCTACAGACGCGCAAAGCCTGCTTGATGGAATGAAAGCCGCTTATGTGTAGGAGAATAAAATGACATCATTTGGAAGTATTAATAATATCAATCGTTTCTATTCATCTGTTGGTATTCAAGACACTCCGGCTGATCGAGTTGTATCTATAACACCTAATTTACAGAATCGTAGGAATGTAGGTGGGGTATTTGATTTAAAAAATCAAATTGATTTTCATTGGCAGGACCAAGACATTTATACTGATGTTGCTGGCGGACAAACAAATTATACAACTCCTGGTACTTACACTGCTGCATTTCCTGCGGGGGTAACTACAGTTTGCTTTGTAATGGTAAGTGGAGGAGGCGCAGGTGTTAACACTAATAGTTATGGTTGGGGAGGAGCCGGTGGTGGTCTGGTATGGATGAATGATGTGGTGATGCCAGATGACGGCAACTTTTACCTAACTGTTGGCCAGGGAGGCCCAACGGGCACAGGTAACACATATCCCGCAAGTATGGGTGGATATCCAGCAGGTGGCACTACTCAGTTACAGGCGACTTGGGGCGGATCAACCTACTACCTTGATATTCAACCGGGAAGAAACGGCACAAGATCTAGTAGTTTACCATCGTCAAATAGCCTAGGTGCAGGCGGCCTATTGACTACTTCATCGTTACAAACTGTGACTAACCTTGGTTATGTAGGATCATATGGATCATATCAAGGTGGGAATTCTGGTTATGGTTATGGATATGCTGGTGGTGGCGGTGGAGCTGCTGGATATTCGGGCAGAGGTGGTGCTGGCGGTGGACCAAACAGAACTTATTATCAGAGCGGTGGTGCTGGTGTTGGTGGTGGCGGTGGCGGGGGCGGAGCCTGTGGGTCATTAGATGCTGCTGGAAATGGTGGGGGCGTAGGTCTTTTGGGTGAAGGATCTAGTGGTGCTGGTGGTGCTGGCAGTTCTCAAAATGGATATAATGGATATGGTGGATCTGGAGGTGAAGATGGAGGCCGTGGCGGTGGACTATTCCAAGGATCTTCTACCTATGTAAATAAAGGTGGAGACTATGGAGGTGGCGGCGGTGGATCTGATAACTCATATAACGAATCTGGCAGTGGTGCCAATGGTGCAATAAGAATGATTTGGGGTGCAGGTCGTGCATTCCCAGCTACTAATACAGCTGATATTTAATGAAAGTATTTTATGATAAAAATAGCGATAATAGACTTACTAGGTCTAACATATGATGGTGATACATTAAACAGTAGAGGTTTAGGTGGATCTGAATCTGCTGTTATTCTTATGTCAAAGGAATTGGCTAAGATAGGATTTGATGTAACTGTATTTAATAATTGCCTTGATAGTCAGGCTACTCCTGGTGTATACGATAATGTAAAATTTATTGACCACACACAAGCGGATACTAATGAAGTATATGATATTATAATATCTTCAAGATCTGTTTATCCTTTCTTTGCAAATAATCAATACGGTACAATGTGTGCAAATGCAACATATAAGGTTGTATGGATGCATGATACCTTCTGTGAAGGGGATCAACATATTGAGGATATGATTAATCAAGGCATTATTGATGAGTTGTTTACTTTATCGGATTTTCATTCTACCTATGTACTTAATTGTGAACATGGCCGCAAGCGTAATTTCGAAGTATTAAAACATAAAATATTTCAGACACGTAATGGTGCCGTAAAGTATATTGATGAAATCGATCTTTCTAAAAAAGATAAAAACCATTTTGTATATAATGCTTCAGTTACAAAAGGTCTTAAACCACTTCTTAATGATATTTGGCCAAAGGTAAAAGAACAAATACCCAACGCACATTTAACAGTTATTGGTGGATACTATAGATTTAGAGAAGGGGCCGAACCAGACGCCCAAGAAAAAGACTTACATGCTTTTGAAGAATCAATATCAGAAGATCTTAATGTAACATTTACTAACGTAATACCCCAAAAACAAATAGCCAATATATTAGCAAATGCTACTTATATGATATATCCAACAGACTTTCCCGAGACATTCGGTATATCCTCATTAGAATCTCTTTTATATAAAACACCTATCATTACATCTAGATTTGGTGCTCTTGAAGAAACTGCAATTGACTTGGCATGTTATAAAACTAATTATGCTTCTGTGCCTAATGGTTTATTTCCTCATATAGATGCAGAAGCTCAATCTAATATTTTTATTTCAAAGGTGTTAGAGGCATATAGTGATGATTATCTTCTGCAACAAAAACAAAACTATTGTGATGTAATTGATGATATCTATGGATGGGATACAATAGCTCTTCAGTGGAAACAACAGTTTTATTTTAAATTAGAAAAGTATCTACCAGTAGATGACTATCATAAGGTACAACAAATCAATGATAAAGTCAAGAGAATATATGGTAGAAGATTTGACAACGAGGTTGAACGCCAGGTCTATAAGAGCCATGGTTATCAAAGAAGAATTGTAATTATATCACCATTTTGGAACGCAAGTGATTATTTACTTACACACTGTGAATCTATTGATCAACAAGATTATGATAATTACCTTCATTTACTTATTAATGATGATTCGACTCAAGAAATTCCAGAATTGCCTCATAACCTAAAAAGAATAATAATTAATAATAATGAAAGACATGGATGTATTCGTAATCAAATCAACGCATTTAATAGATGGGTAGAAGAAGATGACATTGTAATATTATTAGATGGCGATGATTTTTTAGTAAGTAATAATTCTATTTTTCATTATTACAATCAATTATATAATGAAGGTATTGAGTTCACATATGGAAGTTGTTGGAGTTTGGCGGATAGTATACCTCTAATAGCACAAGACTATCCAGAAAATATTAAAAAGAATAAAAAATATAGAGAACATCTATTTAATTGGAAAATCCCATATACACATTTAAGAACTCATATTGGTAGAATATGTAAAGATATTGACCATAAAAAATTTATGAAGGATGGTAAGTTTATGATGAGTGGAATGGACAATCCACTTTTTTATGAATTAATAGAAAGATGTGATCCTGATAAAATAAAAGCAGTAAAAGAAATTACATGTTTCTATAATGATCTAAATCCATTAAACGATTATAAGGTAAATGCAATGGAACAAAATGAAAACGCAGAAATAAGTTATGTCGATGATGAATTAAAAAAAATTGATAAAATCGAACAAAAGAAAACAACATCAGTATTAATAGCAATACCCACAAATAAGTACATTCATCCAGAAACCTTTAAATCAATTTATAATTTAAAGGTGCCTGTAAATGTTGAAGTTCACTTTGAATACTTCTTTGGATACATGGTAGATCAGGTTAGAAATCTAGCGGTAGAATGGGGTAAAAATTATGACTATCTTTTTTTTGTAGATTCTGATATAAGTTTTGATGATACAACATTAATTAGATTACTAAGCCATAATGTTACAATTGCTTCAGGTGTATATGTACAACGCAAAGAACCAAGAGATATTTTAGAAGTATATAATAGTTATCCTGATGGCAGACAATATAACCTAAAATGGACAGACGATCTAAAAGGCAAAATTATGGAAGTTGACGGGGTTGGTATGGGGTGTTGTTTAATTAAAAGTAGTGTATTAAAATCTATAGACTATCCACACTTTTTATACAGTTCAGCTATTAATCATAATTACGCAGTATCAGAAGATACCTTTTTTTGTCAAAAGGCTAGAAAATTAGGATTTAAAATCTTAGCCGATTTTGGAATAATATGCAACCATCACGGTGAAACTAATTATTTACCTCAAGAAACATCCGAATAAAAAAACATATAAATACATTCATAATCTATTACGAGGAAGACATGTCTGTAGCATCTAAAGATCAATTAATTGAATGGTGTAAAAGAAAACTGGGCGATCCTGTCATTGAAATAAATGTAGATGATGATCAGGTTTCTGATAGAGTTGATGAGGCTGTTGAATACTGGAGAGAGTATCATTCGGATGCTACATATAGAGGTTATATATCACATCAGGTGACTTCAACAGATGTTGATAATGGATATATTCAGATTGGTATGAATGTACTTCATGTAACTAAACTTTTTAAAACAAATGAAAATCTAATTACAAGAAATATGTTTGATATCAAATATCAAATGATGTTAAATGATATTACCGATATGTATACATTTATTGGTGATCTAGCTTATTATGAACAAATTCAACAATACTTATCTTTACTGGATATGAAGTTGGCAGGTACTCCACAAGTTGATTTTGTAAGACGTATGGGCAGACTTTATATCCATGGCGACTTTGTTGACGGTGATATTAAAGAAGGTGACTATTTAGTTTATGAAGCCTACACATATATTGATGAAACTGCTCACACCGCGCTTTGGGATGACTTGTGGTTAAAAGAATATGCAACCGCTTTAATTAAACAGCAATGGGGAGCAAACCTTTCTAAATTTGAAGGAATGCAATTACCAGGTGGTGTAATGTTAAATGGTGCTAGGATTTTTGAAGAAGCCACAAATGAAATTAATGTGCTAAGAGAAAGAATCAGAACAGATTTCGAATTACCACCAGACTTTTATGTAGGTTAATATGGCAACCAATTTTTACTTTAGCCAAAAAGTTCAGTCCGAACAATTATTATATGAAGATATAGTAATTGAATCATTACAAATGTATGGTCAAGATGTTTACTATTTGCCACGAGAGATAGTAAATGAAGATCGTGTATTTGGGGATGATGTGCCTTCTAGATTTGGATCAGCATATAAACTAGAAATGTATATTGAAAACATTGAAGGGTTTGATGGTGAAGGAGATCTTTTTACTAAGTTTGGTGTGCAGATAAGAGACCAAGCCAGCTTTGTAGTTGCAAGAAAAAGATGGAAACAAACCGTCAAAAGATATGATAATAACATTACAGAACCAAGGCCAAGGGAAGGTGATTTAATATATCTACCTTTGTCTAATTCCTTATTTGAAATTATGCATGTTGAACACGAACAACCGTTTTATCAGTTATCAAATCTTCCTACATTTAAACTACGTTGTGAGTTGTTTGAATATAATGATGAGGATATGGATACTGGTGTCACTAACATTGATGATTTAGAAAAAGACTATGCATATACATATTCATTGCTTTTAGATTCAGCAGGTACGGGATCAGACTTCTTTACAGTTGGTGAGAATGTATCTATGGATATTGGAGATGGTGTCACTATGTCAGGTGAAGTAAGTGAATGGTTAGATTTAACCAGAATACTTAATTTAACACATGTTGGTGCAGATGATGGTAAATTCCATACATTTGTATCTGGTCAATTAATCACAGGGAAAAATGGTTCTATAAGGGTAGGTAGCATAAGTGAAGTAAATCAAATATCACAAGACGAACAAAATGATGATTTTGAATCCATCTCAGATGGTTTCTTAGACTTTAGTGAATCAAACCCGTTTGGAGATCCTAATGACTGATTTATTTGATTTTGGTTTTACAGCTGTAGATGAATCCGAACTTGAAGCCGTACAAGCATTAGGTGCTACTGCTAAAGAGGTCGAGGCTACTGCATCTTCTACCCAAGAAAAACTTGATACTTTATATAATGCTATTGTTCCTCTTTTAAACAATTTAAAAAAGAACCCTGAAAAAGAATATATTCTTTGGCCCAATAGATTAGAAAAAGTAGAACAATTCGAAACTCATCTGCAGTCAATATATAAAGGTTAATTATGTTTACTTACTTTTATCATCAAAAGTTTAGAAAAGCTGTGGCTGCTTTCGGAACGTTGTTTAACAACATATATGTATTGCGTAAGAACAGCTCTGGTGAGGTTATAAGCCAGGTAAAGGTCCCTTTGTCATATGCCCCTAAGAGAGCATTCTTAGATAGAATTAGAGAAAATCCCGATCTAGTAAACAATACTAAAATTGCAGTAAAATTACCACGCATGTCCTTTGAAATTATTTCAATAGCATATGATCAAGGTAGACAATTGCAAAAAACAAATACTTTTACTCAAACAGGTTCGGCAGCGGATTTAAGAAATAAATTTTATAGTTTTGTACCATATAATCTTACTTTTCAGTTAAGTGTATATGCCAAGAACCAAGATGATGCTCTACAAATAGTGGAGCAGATTTTACCATATTTTAATCCACAATATAATTTGACTATGAAACCTTTTGCTGATTTTCCAAATGTAAAGGAAGATATTCCAATTGCTCTTAATAGTGTTGACTTTACAGATGATTATGAGGCTCCGCTGGAGCAGAGAAGAACCATCATATATACATTAACATTTGATATGAGAGTAAACTTTTACGGTCCAATTAATGAAACAGGTGTTGTCAAAACATCTCTAACTAATCTATATGAAATCCAAACCGGAGTAGATTCTGATCGACAAATTGGTAAAATAAGGGTAAGACCTAATCCATTTGATGTAAGTGCAGATTCTGATTTTGGATTTACCGATTCATCTGATTATAATTATATTTTTGATTTTGATAGTACATAGGAGATAACAATGTCAGAAGAAAAAGTTTGTAACCAATGTGGTTGTACTTGCCATTGCAGAGATAATGAAGAAAACACTGATCAAACTTCTGTATGTAATAATATGATACAAAGTCCTATAGAAGGGGAGATGGTAGAATGCCCCTGCCCCAAATGTGTACATGATGGATAATGATAAACAAACAGCTGAAAATGATTTTGAATATTCTCGTAGAATATATCATGATCTTTTGGCTAAAGGGTCTGAAGCTTTAGAAGATATGATGGAGGTTGCCAGGGCTACTGAGCATCCTCGTGCCTTTGAAGTACTCTCAGGTATGATGAAAAACATGGGTGATATTAATGGTTCACTTATGGATTTACATAAAAAGAAAAAAGACTTTAATAAAGAAGATAAGCCAGCAGAACTAGCCAATCAAACTACTAATAATGTGTTTATAGGTTCTACCAGTGATTTACAGCGTATGCTTTTAGATAATGATGAGGATAAGGTAGTTGACATTAGCGATTACAAGAAAGATGAATGACACCTACCTTGGCAATGCAAATATTAAAAGAGATGGTGTACTACATAATTTTACTGCCCATGAGGTTAGTGAATATAGAAAGTGTTTAAAAGACCCATCATACTTTGCATCAACATATTGTAAGATTATTCATGTTGATAAGGGTTTAGTAAATTTTCAGCTGTATCCATATCAGGAGGATATGTTTGATCACTTCACCAACAATAGATTTAGCATTGTACTCGCTTGTCGCCAGTCTGGTAAGTCTATTAGTTCTGTTGCCTATTTACTTTGGTATGCGATATTTCATCCAGAAAAAGTCATTGCGATTTTGGCCAACAAAGGGGCAACAGCACAGGAGATGCTCGGAAGAGTAACTCTAATGTTAGAGAATCTTCCATTTTTTTTACAACCGGGATGTAAGGCCCTCAATAAAAGATCAATTGAATTTTCAAATAATAGTAGAATTGTATCAGCTGCCACTAGTGGTTCATCTATTCGTGGTATGTCTGTTAATCTTCTATATCTTGACGAGTTTGCATTTGTTGAAAATGCAGCTGAGTTCTATACATCAACCTATCCAGTTATTTCATCTGGTACAGAAACTAAAGTAATAATTACGAGTACAGCTAATGGGATCGGTAATCAATTTCATAAAATCTGGGAAGGTGCAGTCCAAGAAGTCAACGAGTTCAAGTCCTTTAGAGTTGACTGGTGGGACGTCCCTGGTCGTGATGATAAATGGAAACAACAAACTATATCTAACACGAGCCAATTGCAATTCGACCAAGAGTTTGGTAATACATTCTTTGGGACGGGAGATACGCTTATAAATGCAGAGACTCTAATGAGTTTTAGAGCTATGCCACATAAAAAACTTTTAGAAGGAAATAGTGTCTGGATTTATAGTGACCCAGAACCCAGCCATCAATATGTAATGGCAGTAGATGTTTCGAAAGGAAGAGGACAGGACTATTCTACTTTTAATGTAATCGATATTAGCACTAGACCATTTAAACAGGTTGCTGTATATCGCAATAACCTTATCTCTCCATTACTCTTCCCTAATCTTATATATAAGTATGCAAAATTCTACAATGATGCTTGGGTAGTAGTAGAATCAAATGATCAAGGAACAATTGTATGTAATGGCCTTTATTATGATTTAGAATATGAGAATCTTCACGTTGAGTCAACTGTAAAGGCTAATAGACTTGGCATTGAGATGAATAGAAAAGTAAAGCGTATTGGTTGTTCAGCAATTAAAGACTTACTTGAATCTAAAAAATTAGAATTGGTAGATCAACATACTATATTAGAAGTATCAACGTTTGTATCTAAGGGTACATCATATGAAGCATCAGAAGGCAACCATGATGATCTAATGATGAATTTAGTAATGTTTGCTTACTTTGCAATTGGTGATTATTTTTTACAATTGACAGATGTAAACATTAAAGATATGATGTTTAAGAACCAAATGAAGGCAATTGAAGATGATGTCTTACCATTTGGATTTGTTGATGATGGTATTGAAAATGCAGAAATGGAAGATGCAAGAGATGTCTGGGCTACACATCAATTTGTGACAGACTGGGAAGATATTCACTAAATATATAAAAATATAAATATACGTAATTGAATTCCGTATTATGAAAACTTATAATTCGATTACTGGAAAAGGAAGAAACATATGGCAATATTCGCTCCATCCGAATCACCTGCTGTAATCGTCAAGGAAGTAGATCTAACTGGTGGCGTTCCAAACGTCCAATCTACTACTGGCGCATTCATGGGTGAGTTTCGCTGGGGACCGGTAGAAAAAGCGACCCTAGTAAGCAATGAAGCGGGTCTTGCTTCTACCTT